TACTGCGGCAGCGTCAACAACGGGTTCACCGACAATAACGGTGGCTGGTGGTTATCGTGTCTATAAATGGACAGGGGCTGGGAGCATTACATTCTAATGGCACATTTTGCTAAAGTAGAAAACAGCTTAGTCACGCAAGTGATTTCTGTCAGTAATTCGGACACGGCAAACGCTGAAGGCGTTGAAATTGAGTCTATTGGCGCTGCGTTCTGCGAACGGCTACTCGGTGGCGATTGGAAGCAGACCAGTTACAACGGCAATATCCGCAAGAACTTTGCCGGGATTGGCTACACCTTTGACAAAGTGCGTGACGCGTTTATCGCTCCGCAACCGTTTCCGTCGTGGGTTCTGAGTGAACAAACCTGTCAGTGGGAAGCGCCCGTGCCGATGCCGACAGACAATAAGATGTATTCTTGGGATGAAGCAACTCTAAATTGGATTGAGAGCGTTTAAACATGGAAAACCAACAACTAATAAATATGTTTCTTGGTATAGGCATGACTGTTGTTGGTTGGTTTGCACGAGAACTTTGGTCTGCTGTTAAAGAACTAAAATCTGATCTTGCAAAACTACGTGAAGACTTGCCCAAAGACTACGTAGCGCGAGATGATTACCGTGAAGACATTCGTGGCATTAAAGAAATGTTGGCTAAGATTTTTGATAAGCTTGAGAACAAAGCCGACAAATGAACCCGCTGGTCATATCAGGACTGTTCTCTGCTGCCCAGTCTTTGATTGAGCGTTTCTTCCCTGACCCGGAGAAGAAAGCTGCTGCCCAGCTTGAACTACTGAAGATGCAGCAGAACGGTGATCTTGCCCAGCTTGCCGCTGAAACTGATTTGGCAAAGCTGCAAGTGCAAGTTAATCTGGAAGAAGCTAAGAGTGCTAACTGGTTTGTAGCTGGATGGAGACCCTTTATTGGCTGGACTTGTGGTTTTGGGTTGGCTTACATATCCATCATTGAACCTATTGCTAGGTTTTCTGCACAGGTTTGGTTTCACTACGCTGGGTCTTTTCCAGTCATAGACACCACTATAACGATGCAAGTCTTGCTAGGTATGCTAGGTTTAGCTGCTGCCAGGACTGTGGAAAAAGTAAGAAATGTGGAAGGTAAACGATAATGCCTACGTCAACATACTCTATTACTAGAGACCAGATAATAATCACAGCTCTACGTAAGTTAGGGACTGTTGAACCTGCTGACACTACGTCTACCATTGATGCCAACATAGTTACTAACTGTGCTCAGGCTCTTAACCTTATGGTTAAGCAGTGGATGACTGAAGGCATTAAGCTTTGGACAGTTACTGACTACACTCTTACTTTGGTAGCTAGTCAAACCTCTTACATCATTGGCCCCAGTGGGCCCGACTTAGTGGCTGATAAACCTTTACGTCTTATTCAAGGACTACTTAGGAACATATCAGTAACGTCCTATATAGACACTCCTTTACAAATTCTTAGTAAGCAGGAGTACACAACCCTTGGTTCCAAGTTCTCTACAGGTATAGCCAACTCTGTGTACTTAAATCCAGGTCTTACGTCTGCTACGGTCAAGTTCTTCCTGACTCCAGATACTTCTACGGCAACTAACTATCAAGCCATTCTGACCTGCCAGAGACCTATCTACGACATATCACTCTCTAGTGATGTGCCTGACTTTCCTAATGAGTGGATGCAAGCCTTGGTCTGGGGATTGGCAGATCAGCTTAGTCTGGAATACGGATTGCCTGTTAATCACCGGCAAGAGGTACTACTGAGGGCTGAGAAATATAAGATGCAGCTAATGGATTGGGACGTAGAATATGAAAGCACCTTCTTTAAGCCTGACTCTCGTAACTTCACTCCTAGCTATGGTATGTAACTACTATGTCTATAGTACGTATACCACTTACCCAGGTCATACAATCTAGAACAGCCTCTACTAGTAAAGACTCTAGGGGTGTTAACTGTTACTTTGAGTCTAGGGGTGAAACCTCTAAGGACAACATCAAGCGTCCTGGGTTACTTAACACGGTAGTTACCCCAGCTATGGCTGCTGGTCAGGCCCAAGGCCTTTACAAGCGTGATAATGGAAGCTTGTGGATTGTTATTAATAACACGGTTACAGTAGTAGATTCAGCACTAGCTACCTCCTCAGGAGGTACTTTGTCAGGGACTGTTCAGAACGTCTACTTTGCTGAGTCTGGTAATGATGCCTATCTATTCATGCACAATGGCTCTAGTGGCTATACCTCTACGGGTAGTGCTGCTTTTGTAGTAATCGCTCCAGGCAAGCTGTATGAAGCTCTGGTAACGACTGGTGGAAGTGGCTACGTTACCCCTACCTGCACCTTTAGCTCAGCTCCTGGTAGCGGTGTAACAGCCACAGGCAATGTTATTATCTCTGGTGGGGTAGTGATAGCCATAGACATAACTAATTATGGTTCTGGATATGTAACAGCCCCAACCTGTACTGTTAACCCGGTAGGTGGTGGTTCAGGTGCTACTGTCTCAGTAACCCTTAATGGGTTCCCTTCAGGAGCAGGGCTCTTGGCTACAGGCGCTGTGTATCTAGACGGATACACTGTAGTAGCTACTAAGGCTGGTCAGATATTTAACAGTGATCCAGAAGATCCTACCTTGTGGAATCCTTTAAACACGATAGCTGTAGAGTCTGATCCTGATCCCCTAATAGGCATTGTTAAGCACTTTAACTACATCGTAGCCTTTGGAGAGTGGTCTACAGAGTTTTTCTACAACGCTGCTAATGCTACTGGTAGTCCTTTCCTTAGGCAGGATAGCTACAAGAATGAGATAGGTTGTGCTAATGGAGCTAGTGTCGTCCAGTACCAACAAGGTGTAATGTATGTAGGTAAATCAAAAACACGGGGTAAGTCTGTGTATGTTCTGGATGGGTTTAGTCCTAAGCCAGTATCTACTCCCTACATTGAAACCTACCTTAATGCAGACACCAACTCAAATATTCAGTCTTTTGCTTTTAGGATAGCTGGGCACACTTTCTATGTAATGACACTAGTAGACCTGGATTTAACCTTTGTCTACGACATAGATGTAAACCTATGGTACCAGTGGACTAGTTACTCTAGTAGTGCTGAACATGCCTTTAGGATATGGACTGCTACAGACTTCCTTGGAGCTACGTACGGTATAGATACCAGCAACGGCTTGTTGTACAAGATAGACACTGGTACTTATAGTGATAATGGGGCTAATATCTATTGGCGCATTGTTACTAATAACTTGGATGCTGGAACCAGACACAGGAAGTTCTGGGAATCAGGAGAGATTATTGGAGACAAAGTTAATGCTACTATGTACATTAACTTTAGTAACAATGATTACGTTAGTTTTTCTGCTACAAGAACAGTCAATCTAAATAGTACTAGAAGCATTATTAGGCAACTAGGACAAGACAGATATAGGTCATATCAGTTTCTTGTAACTGACAATGTGCCTCTTAGGTTATCTGCTTTTGAGATGTCTGTACAAGGTGGTGAGATGGCCTCTGATCCTGAACTAGAGTCTATATCCCAACAGAAATAATTGTAATTAAAAGTCTCACTATTAGGATTTGGGTAGTACAGGAGAAACAATATGGCTAAAACACTACAACAAACGCTTGCTGATTACCAAGCGAACGCCTTGCAAAATAGAGCGCGTTGGGACGCTGGCGAACGTGACGGATTGCCATTGCCCGAAAATTCCTCAGATTACTCGGATGGGATTCCGTTATTTGACAACGCATATGCAAAAAACCGTTGGTTGCATGACAATGGCTTTGTTGTTTTTAATCCGCGAGAGGCAGCAAACTCACGGTTTAGCAACATGGCTGGCTCCTCTCCTGTTGACCAGTTAGTTGCTCAATATGGGCCACGAGCAAGGAACTGGACAGCTACTCCTGATGGCGCAGGTAACTTGGTATTTGATACCGGAACTGGTAGAAACGTAGATGAGCTCTATGGAGAGGCTCTTACTAGTGGTACAGGGGGTAAAGATCTTTCCGCAGGTACGATAGGTGGTAATGGTGGGGGTGGATTTTTAAATGATTTGCAAGGGATGCTTACTGATTCAGGCGCACCTTTTATAGCAGGTATGGCAGCAGGAGGTGCTGGTGGATTAATACCAACCATTGGTGCAACAGCAAGCAACCTTGGCGGTATGACTGGAAATGATGCTCTAAAGTATGGAGGCATGTTAGTAGCTGGTGCAAGTAAATTAGGTGGCTTTGGTGGCAGTGTGGGTGGTGATGGAGCATTTTTAGGTGGCTATGAAGACATGGCCCCAGTGCCTACTAATGTAGCTAGTAATGTAGTAGACCCTACTTATGGTGTAAATTTAAGACCAGATCCTTACCAAGGTTTAGGTTACTCACAAGCTGATATTGAAGCTTTAAAAAATGGTACATATTCAGGCCCCGAACAGGCAGGAGGAGGAGGAGGAACACCAGTTTTTCCTAGTACACAAGCAGTAGACTATGGAATGACTCCTACTGGTACTCCAGCAGGTGGACTCACTCCTACAGGAGGTGGTCTAGGACTTACGCAAACAGCAGCAGGTGGGGCCGCTATTACTGGTGGTCTAGCAGGGGCTGCTGGAAGTACGTCAGTACCTGGTACTATGGCACCTGCTTCAGGTGCTTCTGTTGGAGGAATCACTGGTGCTGGTACTAGTGTGTTTGATACGTTCCTAGATAACTTAAGTAAAAATCCAGTACAGACTGCTATTAAAGCTGCTCAGGTTGTGTCGGGCATAGCGTCTGGTGTGAACGCTATGAACGCACCTATTAGCCCTACTGATGCTCAGAGGATGGCTGACCCGTTTGCTTCTTCTAGACAGCAATACATAGACAAGCTTAATGCTCTAATGGCTAACCCATCTCTTGCTATGTCTCAGCCTGGGTATCAGTTTGCTTTGCAACAAGGTATGCAAGGACTCAGGAGGAACCTCTCTAAGAGTGGTATGAGCACTTCTACTCCTGGTTTTCCTGGGACTCCTGCTTCTGGTGCTGCTGGTATTGCTCAACAAACATATGGGCAAAACTTTGCTCTTAAGTCTTATAACGACTATGTTAATCAGCTATCAGGATTAGCTGGAGCTACTCAAAGACCTTCTGCTGGCTCTGATGCTTTTATAAGTGCTCAGAAAGCCGCTGCTGATGCAGCTAACTCTGGTTGGAAATCTATTTCTCAAGCTACTGGAGGACTACTTGATTTGTTTGGTGGCAAGTCTCCACAGACTGGCTCTACAACAAATGCACCCCCTGTAGGTGGGGGTGCTGCTGCGGGTGGAACTACTAGTGGTGGTAGTGGAAATTTTAGTCCAGCTAATTGGAATAATCCTAATTGGTACTTAAACCCTTCCCCACCACAAGATATTACAATACCAAGTAACTTTGATAACTCTGATCCTGGTGGCCCTGTTGACTATAGGGACTACAGTATGTTGTGGCCGTAGGCATTAATAGTTTAATTAAATATAGTGAACTGGTAATAACTAGGAAAATATTATGCCATTCTTATTGACAGATGCTGATGCAGGGCAAGAGGCCATGGTTAACATGCGTCTTAGGCCGCTTCTAGCGCAGGCTACAGAGGAACGCATACCTCTTGAAACTCAGAAGATGCAACAGAATCTTGCGTCTGAAAAAACTAAACAAGAGACTGATGTTTTAAAAATGCAGGCACTGGTTGAAGCTCAAGCAGATGACAGGGAAGCTAAAGAGGTTATAAACAATCTTGCTAAAGACCCTAGCTTTACTTCTTTGTCTTTGGCTGACCAACAACAGAGAATAGGCTCAGCACTTATTAGTAAAGGAAAGTTTAATATTGGTGAGAAGTTTAGTAAAGACTCACAACTGAGCAGGAAAACTGATGCCGACATTAAAAAGACTGGGCGTGAAATAGAACAGTTTCATCTTGAACAAATTAACACCTATCTTTCAGGCATAAACGCTACTGGAACTCCTAAGGAACAAGAAGCTTCTTTAGATACAGTATTGATGGGCGTTAAAGCAGATGGGTTAATGACTTCCGAACAACAAAAGACCTTTGAGAATAATGCTAGGGCTGCTTATGCTTCAGGCAATCTTGCACAGTGGAAAAGAGAAGCCCAAGCAACTTATGATTCTATAAACAGTAAAAAACAAAAAGAAACAGTTGCTCGTAATATAGCCGAAGAAATCCGTAAAGAAAATAAAGATGATGAAGATCGTAAACAACGTCGTTACGAAGATGACAGAAGAGAAGCTCGTTCTAGAGAATCTGAGGACTCAAGAGATGCGCGGCAAGAACGTAGGTTAGAAGAAAGGGAAAAACGACAAGAAAGAGAACAAGCATTTAAAGAATACAGTGACATTGCAACAAGAATAATTCCTAGACTTAATGACCAAATACGAAACGCTAGAAGAAATGCAAGCGAAGCTCCTAGAGATAGTCGTAGGTCGTTTGAAGATGAAGTTGCTGCGTTAGAAGATGCTCGTAAAGATGAATACAGAAAAGCTAATAGCCTTAGAGCCCAACTAAAGCTTCCTCTTCTACCTGTTCCTAAAGATGGCCCACCTGCTTCTGGGTCTGGTGCTTCTGAGCCTAAGCCTAAAGTAGTACGTCCTACTCCAATACGTCCTTCTGATGTATCTGACGATTGGAAGGTACAAGAAGATGCAAATGGAAATAGAGCCTGGGTAAGCCCAAATGGTAAAGACTTTAAAGAGATAAAATAATGGCTTTTGACCTCTCTACTGCTAACCCTATTAATGGATCTAGTCCTACTCGTCCTAGTGGTACTAGGGGGTTTGATCTATCTACTGCTCGTCCTATAGACGACTCAGATGTTACTAGTAACGTGCCTGAGCAAAAGATAGAGACTACAATGCTTGGTTCCGCAGCAGCTTCTGGAGCAGAGGCTGCTCTTGGTATGCCTGCTGTTCTTGCAGGGGCTGGAGCAGGTGCTCGTGTTGGTGGGGTAGCTGGTGCTGCAGTAGGTAGTGTGTTTCCTGTAGTAGGTACTGCTGCTGGAGGAATTATTGGAACAATAGGTGGTGGCATAACAGGAGCTATAGTTGCTGGTATGTTAGCTGAAAAGGGCATACACACAATAGAAGAGGCTGTAGACCAAAACTTTGGTACAGACATTGTTAAGACAAGGCTGGCACAGCAGCAACAACGTCCATATGCCAGTGCTTTTGGACAATTAGTGGGTGGTGGACTAGGCCCTGGTTCTACATTTGGTCTAGCTAAAGAGGCAATTAATATTGGGGGTAGACAGGTAGGAAGAGCCGGACAAGCTGCCATAGGTGCAGGAGCTATGACAGGCATAGGAGCTACACAACGGGCACTTACTGGTGGGGATCCTTTTGATCCAGTACTTATGGCTGCTGATATAGCAGGGGGTGGTCTTACTCGTCCAACTAAGTTGGGAGAAAAGTTTATTAATATTGGAGGAAAGATTATTCCAGATAGAACTGCACCTGCGCCTGAAGGCACTAGACCCCCTACAGATTCTACAGAAACTATTAATCCCCTCACTCCTAGTGAGGCAGGCATTAAGAAGAACGAAGACTCTCTAATAAGGGAGTTTGAGCTTGGTACTAATCCAAATAAACAGTTAGATCAAGCTGCTTTCCTAGACACAACGAC